CGTACTTTCCATCCTCTCCGCGAAACAGCATGGCATACGGAACAAATCCTGCCTGCATGGTCTGGGTCAGACGCTTTTCTGCGTCCTCAAAGCTGTCTCCGTCGTAGCCGCACAGCACATAGCAGCACATGGTATGGCTTGCCGGGCGAAATCCTGCAGATCGAAGTTTCTCGCCCATCTCTACCAGCGGTTCCAGATCGTCACGAGTGTCATATGCCGTGTATAGCCTCGCCGGTTTTACCTCATGCAGAAGATCCGCTTGCCACTGTTGAAGCAGCGCCGGTTCTAATCCCCCTGTAAAAACAGATCTGTGTGTTTGCCTCTTGAGCATTTCACAGACTGCCCGAAAATGCGTTTCTGACGTTCCAAGAATGTTGTCGTCAAGGATGTTCCAGCCGTCCACGATCGGAAGCTCCCGAATTACGCCATGCGCGCAGCGCGGTACGGAGCAAAACCAGCAGTCCTTTGTGCATCCCCGCGAGGTAAAAATCAACCCGTCACGCAGGTAAAGCCCCGGTGTGAAGTCTCCCATGCGATCATCGAATGCCGGACCGCCGACTTCTACCGGTACGCCGAGAATCTGCCATGTGTCGTATAGTTCCTCTGCACGTTCCAAATCCCACGTGAACGTCACGGAAATATGTACCTTTGTCACTCCCGCCTTGATGCAGTCCGAGATGTTCTCAATCGTCGGCTCACTGAAGAACGCCAGCGCATCAGTCGGCGAAGCGTTAGTTTTGCGCGGGAATACGCGGGCAATCACCATCTGCTCTAAATTGCTCACATTTCCCCTCCCATCTTCCGCCTTCCTCTTGCTGCCCTCCGGCAGTTTCTCTCCCCGCCATCGGTCATCTGGCTTATACCGTCACTTCTACCTCCCAGCATTCCGGTTCCCGGACGGTGATAATCTTCCACCGCCCGTCCTCCGGGTCCTTGACGCTGACGAGGTAAAACGTCTTGTTCTTCATCTTCTGCGGATACTTTCGCGCCCTTAAAGGCGTTCTGAGCTTCGGCATAAGCCGTTGGAAAATCGGCAGCGGCTCCGGTATGACAATCCAGACCTCGGCTCCCTGCTTCATCATGCTTCCTCCCCCAACATCCGCTGAATCGCCGCTTTCTGTAAGTCGCTCAGATCGCCGTCGTGATGCTGCACGTTGTACCCCGGCTTTTTCCCCGGCTGTGACGGCGTGCCCTTCTCACGTTCTTTCGATTCCCACGTCAAAAACTTCTGCTTCCAGTTCCGTACGGGGTCGCCCTTCCCGTCGACCCAATTTCCGGCAGAATAATAGTCGAAAAATTTCTGTGCCAGATTCGGGGCTCCACGCTCCTTCGCGTATGCGGAAACATCTTCCAACGTAGGTGGTATAAATTTCTTACGTTTCTTCTCAGAAATAGAACTACTCTCTTTTCTATTTCCATTTCCATTTCCTAAAGGTAATACCGTGGTATTACCGCAAGCACTACCATCAGCCATACCATAGTTATCATTTTCTTTGTTCCAACGCTTGCTGATGTTCTCCCTTTGACGCTGGCAATGCTTGTCCCGTTTTTCGATTTCAAGCTCCATCCGGCGATTGAAGTACTTGCCGTCCTCATCCTTCTGAAACTTGCTCATAACCTCGTCTGACGGCTTTTTGACAGCCCGTATGATTTCCTGCATTGTCATATGCCCGCGCTCTCTTTGGAGGCACAGGAGCGTGATATACTGCCCACGCTCCCGCATATCCATCAAGGCACAGCCGGATAGGAAATCCGACGTGTAAAACAAGACGGCAGGGTCTTTGTTGTTTGCCATCCCGCCACCGCCTTAGAACGGCGGCTGATCGCCGTCATCTTCGTCCATCATCGTAAACCCGCCGGGGTTTGCCGGGTCCTTCGGCTCCGAAGATTTCTTTCCTTCGCCGAAGTAAACACGATTCGCCACGATCTCAGCAGACCGGCGCTTGTTTCCGTCCTTGTCCTTCCAGTCGCGCAGCTGCAATCTACCGTCTACGACAGCCATGCTGCCCTTGAAGAAGTATCCGCTGACAAAATAAGCTGTTCCCTTCCATGCGACGCAGTCAATGAAATCTGTCTCTTTCTCTCCGCCTTCCGGCGTAAAATCACGATCGACCGCCAGCGTGAAAGATGCGACCGAAGTTCCGTTCGGCGTCTTTCTCAGTTCCGGGTCACGCGTGAGCCTGCCCATAATAACAATGTGGTTCAGCATGCTTCCTCCTTCTCCCCGAAGATGGTTTTCAGGATAAACTCAATCTCATACGATTTCAGTTCCTTGTACGCTCTCTCAAGCATCGAAAGCTGCATACTTTTTTCCACCATTTCCTTGTACTGAGCTGCATCCAGATAAACAAACGATTTGTGTTCTTCCATGCTTACATCCCTTTCTTATAAATCAGTTTCGTTTCATCCCAATCGGGATATTTCATCTTGAGATACCGCCTGATATACTCTCTCAGGCTTTTGCGCTTCGGTGATTGGTCGAATGCCATATGGCAGCTATCGCAAAGCGTCACGATGTTCTGCTCGATTCCAAGCCCGCCCTGCGAGCGTGGGATGAAGTGGCACCACGGATTGCCGGTTCGTAAACAAACAACACAGCGCCCGCCGTCGCGCGCCCAGACAGCTTCCTTAACCTTCTCAGGTATCTTTGTCGCCTTCGTTTCCTTTCTCATCCTGCCTCCATTCCAGCGCCATACGCTCGAGCTCTTCCGGCGGGAGCGTCTCAATGCCCTGCTGTTTGCAATCCTCAACGACCAGATCGATAAGCCTCGCCATCTGCTTTGTGTCGTAGGTGCTCGAGCCGTAGTAGCAAATGACATTCGTGCAGCCCGGAATTTTTGACGCCATGATCTCCGTGCAGCGCCCGAGTCCGTGCGATTCCCAGTCTTCCCGAAACCGCTTGATCGCTGCGTCCGGAATACAGATCGTATCAGAGTTGTCGCCAACGTCCGGGATATAGTGCCGGTAGACCTCTTCCGGCGGAATCCCAACCTTGACGGAAAGCTTGTTGCAGAGTGTCCAGAGATATCGGTTTGCATCCAAGCTCCGCTTCTTGCGAAATTCCTTGATCGTGACTATGTGTTTCTTCCGTGGGTCAAGTTCCCCGGCAACCATACGGGCTTGTCCGGGCAGCTCCGGTCGGAGCTTCAGCCAGCTCCCCGAAGCGTCCATGCTCCACGAAGCTTCAACGATGTTCAGCTCTATCAACCGGAATGACCCCCTTTCTAAGACACTTCGCAAGATACCGAAGCCGTGGCAGATACTCCCCTTCTATCCATTCCCGATCATACGGTATCGGATGATAGGACAACCTATCGTCCTCAATCTCCCGAAACCAGTTTCTGTAGTCTTCCGGTTCCAGATGGTACGCCACGATACGCAGCGCCTTTTTCGCAGCGAACATTTCAACTTGCGCCTGCATCCAGTACGCACGAGACACCTTGAAGGATTCTCCCTTGTGCGTCTTTACTTCCGATATTTCCTGTGCGTCCTCGCCATCCAGATTCACCCGAAGCCGAAGCCGCCGAATCTTGATCTGCCTGTCCATCTTTCGGATGCCGATATGCTCCAGAATCCTGTGTTCGTAAGCACTTCCGGTATCCATTTCCAGTGTTGAAAAGTAGTCGCGGTTCACGCCGAGCTTTTGCAGCCAAAAGCTGCGGAATGTCTTTGTATCCCATCTGCCCATGATCGCCGCCGTGTCCGACGCGCCGAACCACCCGCTTCTGTCGTGGTCGTGTATCATAGGCGTTTCAGCGTGTTTTCCAGATACTGAATGTTGCCGAACGACGCCATCAGCTGATCGAATTTCTTCTGATTCAGCCCAAGCCCCGAGAGGATATAGCTCATATCCGCCCCGTTTTGCAGTTTTAATGTAATCAGCTGTTCGATTCTCTGCTTGATCGCCATAATGCTGTGCTGGGAAAGGTCATCGTCTGCGCGCTCCGTGTCCTTGTCGTTCAGCCAAAGCTTGAAGCCAAGCCCTGTGTGAATTGCCACGCCCTTCACAAACGCTCTCGCATGAGCGTTGGAAATCCGAAGCTGATTCAACGTGTCATCGTAAACCACTAAGGAACCGTTCATCAGCGGCATATCCATGCGGAATGTTTTATCGTCGATGTGGATTTCGACGGAAACGAAATAGCACCCCGTCGTTCTGCCATTCTTGTCATGGACTTCCTTTGACTGGAATAAGTACCCGCCAGTCTCATTTTTCAGCGGCACAAAGTAGACCTCGCTCGCCCCGTTTTCGTGGAGCAGCATTTTACATTTCGCCCACGGAAGATACGGAACTTCAATCGGCTTTCCGCTGTCATCCTTCGCCTTCCGCTTGTCACAGAACGGCAAAACGTCGATCTGTACAAGCTCGTTAAATCCTTTCAGCATACTTTCCTCCTTAAATCTTGCAGACTCGCTTGTCCAAGCCGCACTTTTCGGCAATGCAATTCGTGCCATACGTTTCCACCAGATGCGCGATCAACGCATTCTGTACGGTCCAGTTCTCACCCGGCGCCGCGGCAGCAATGTTTCCTTCGTCGGAAACAAAGTACTCGTTCCCATCGTAGATCTCTGCGCCGTTGATATCCGTGATAAACGGCGCTTGCTGTTTATCTTCCATCATTCCACCAACCTGTATCTGGCATAGCTCGTATCCTCGCCATACCGTTTCTTGCTCGTTTCCATGTCGCGCCGGATGTTGTACCCTTTGCGCTTCAGATCGTAGACACGCGCTCCAAGCCGCATGCAGCCGAAGTCGCGCATGTACTTCAAAACACGTTCAGCCTGCTTCATATCTACCTCCAAAGCCGCGTGAAGATCGAACTGAAAACAATCTCGCGATAGAATATCTTCGGCGGCGCCGGTAACGGCTCTGCGTGCGTCGCAGCAAGCACCTTCGCCGCTTCTGCCTCAAACTCCACGGAAAACCATCTCTGCCAGTCAAGGCAGCGGCACTTGCCTGTGTCGTGTGTGCATTTCTCGCACGGGTAAATCATCTCACGCCTCCATCAGCACCGCGCCGCCGAAGAAGATCACCGCCGCGCCGCCAAGCGTGAACGCCGCCTCGAACAGCCCGAAGCCCAAAAGAACCGCCGTGCCGCCCAGAAGAACGCAGCCAATCGAGAAGCAGAACGCCTCCGAAGCCTTCAAAAGCTCCGACTTCCTTTTCCGCTGCCGGATAATCTTGTCCCACCGCTCGCCGAGTTCGCGCTCTCTTGCGCGCCGGTGATTCGCCTCAAGGATATATTCAACGTCAGTCATCATGTACCTCCAATCCGAGGAATCGCATAAACGGGATTCTCGGGATTTTTACCCGACTCGGGGTCGGGCAGCATACCGGGAAGCCAAGCCGCTCCGGCCTCTCCCGCGCCATCATCCGCAGACGCTGGGGGCTGCAACCGAGAATCTTTGCCGCAACGTCCGCGTTGATCATGTTCGATTTCGAAGATTGCAGCTCCGCTAGATTCTGTGCTTCCATCTTTACCCCTCCTTTTTCCGGCGGATGACTGCCGCAACAGCTTCTTCCATCCGCTTTCTTGCATTCGGCGGCTTCCGTCTGCCGTTCAGAATCATCGAAACATATGTCTTTGTGCAGCCAAACTCAGCTGCCACTTCGTCGTATGTGACCTTGCTGTTGTGCATCTTCCCGATCAGGTCACCTGTCCATTTTTCCGGCAATATCGTCTCCTCCTTGTCTGTTTAATTTGTTGACTGCAACGCCCCAGACGTGCTATACTGCCATTAGCCCTTTTAGGTAAATTCGGGAGGTGGTTTACATGACCAAACTTTTGAACTTGCCAGTTCCAGACCAAAGAAACGGCGTAATGCGTTAGGGCAAGGGGCAGCGTCAGAACTGCCAAAGTGAGCGGCGCGTCATAGAAGCGTAAGTTCGTTTTGCGTTCGCCAGTATCAGGCAGGCATACAAGCGAAACCGACCGCGTAAAAAGGGTGTATGCCATCGGCAGGCAAGTAAGCCATTCCCAAGTGTGCTGCCGGGGTCTAGCGATGCAGCGCGTTCTGGTAAACAACTCTGGGGAAAACCGCTCGTGAACGAACCACGGGCGGCTTTTCTTTACGCCGCAGCCAACTTTTTTGGTTTTGCAGGTTGCAAAAGTTAACAATGTGTGCTATTATGAAAGTGCGAAAGACATAACAGACTTTTTGACACGAGCTATTTTGCTGGGGTCAGTTTTTTTGTTAACTTTTTCAACCGTAAACACAGTATACAGCTAGAAAAGTTAGAAGTCAATAGGATGTGTTAACTTTTTAAGCTTTCTGCGTTTTGCACAAAATGGTAGACTGAAAATGAGTGCTTTTTACGAAAACTATGTCAAACTTTGCGCGTTACACAACTTGAGTGAATCCGGTGCCGCGAAAAAAATAGGGCTTTCTAATGCTGCCGCGAATGGGTGGAAAAAAGGTAAGATGCCATCTGCAACGACGCAGGTCAAACTTACTGACCTGTTCGGTGTTTCCGTCAAGGAGCTGATGGGCGAAACCGATGACCCGTCTGCGGGCATAAAAAAAGACCCCATCCCGAAGGACGAGGTTGAAGATAGCGAAACCGCAGAACTCCGTGAAATTTGGAGTTCTGCGGATAAGAGTGAGCGCCGTGATTTGCTCGAAATGGCACGTATGCTAAAGAACCGGAGAAAGCAGAATGGATGATGCAAGCAACCTTCCGTTTTCGGAAATCGAGTTGAGCAAAGACGAAAGAAAAATGCTTAAAGCGTTGGCAGATAGCAGAATATTTGCGACGGATGATATTTTCCAGACCGCAAATAGGCTGAAACATTTTGGACTTGCGAATCTGCACCCAATCCCCAGCAAAGATGGTGTCCCTGTGTTATCGTTTGGCACGTCCTGCGCAATTGGAATAGAAGAACGTGGGAAGGACTACTTGGCGTATATTGATCAGCGTAAGAAGTCCACAAAGGCTAATCGAATCCACGACCTAGTGATTGCAATAATCTCATTCCTGCTCGGGCTGCTTACGTCTGAACATTTCTGGAATTTCCTGAACAAATGTCTGTCAGGATTCGAGGACTAAAGTCGCTGCAAACTGCTTTAAGCTTTTTTTCGCAGACAAGCACGATGTCGCCGCCGGGGCTGGCTGCGCCGATCGCGTGTTCGCACATTCGGCAAGCTTCTCCGCACTCGTCTTTCGTAGCAATTTCGGTTCTGATCCTGCACAACTGTAACATAATATCATCATACTTTTCCCTGCTTAGAAACATTGTTTCGCTCCTTCCACATTCTAATTAGTTCTCGTTTTTCCTCTGTCGTAAGTTCCATTAAATACTGAAAGCCACTATCGGCGGGCGCAATTTCTTCACCCTTATTATAGCACATATCATCCTGAATGCAAATCATTTTGCGCCCTCCTTCTTCAATCTTCCAAATTTCATCATTTCTTTTTGTATATTTTTAACCTTGAGACTGTAAAACTCTGGTGGTAAAATTGTTGTATCTTACCAAAAGAGAGGATTATATTTATGACATGCCCTAACTGTGGAAGCGAAAATGTAACAATTTCCATGCAACAGGTATCCAGCAAAACCAAAAAATCCGGCGTCGGGTTTGGCGGTCACATGAACAACGCTGCTCGTGGCATAACCGCTATGTGTACGCTTGGCCTTTCAAACCTTGTCTGGAAGAAAAGCACAGGCACCGCAAAAGAGATCGTGAAGAACCAGAAGATCTGCCTTTGCCAGAACTGCGGTAACTCGTGGCCAATCAAGTGACTCAGTTCGGCAGCGGGCATTGGTTCCACTTCTCCCGTGTCTCGCCTACATCTGAGACGCAAGCAAAGAGCATAGGTGCGCCCTTGATGTAGTCCAGGCTCAGACTGTGGACGTCTTTGAAAAGCGCCCCGTCTACGATGATGTTTACTTTCCCGTTTTCAAAGCGAATATTGATGCTCTGCATTTGGTGTACCTCCATATTTTAGAACGTTCGTTCGATAATTTCAATTTGGAATCTTCCACAAAGAACACCTTGCATTTTCTTCGTCCGGTAACCCTCGTAAGCGGCAATTATGGGACAGACTATTTTGTATAATGGAATGTTTAAGATCGCCCCACCGTCGCTCCCCCGGCGGTGGGGCTTTCTCACGCGCCTGTAACCAGCATAGCAAAGTGGGCAGAAATGTCCACCCTCAAATTGGTAAAACCATACCCATAGCAGAAGAATCAGCGAAATATATGTGAAAATGGAGGTATATCATGTCGGCGATTCAGGAACTCGCCCCATATCTTTCTGCATATCAGAGTAACATAAAGCGGGCGAAGGAAGATCAGCATTACACCATCGATAGGCTTGTTGAAGAATCCGGCGTTTCCAGATCGGCTGTGACGAAGCTCTGCGCAGGAACACAGCAAGACCCGAAACTGTACAATTCTGCCGCGCTATGCCGCGTTCTCGGGCTGTCGCTGGATGAGTTGTGCGGGCTTGTCAAACCCGCAGAAAGCCCGGAAGAACTGACCGAGCAGATTCATCATGTCGAGATCGAAAACGCCAAGCTGGCGGCAACAACAGCCGCGCAGAGCGCACAGATAAGGGCTACACATACAATGTGTTACGTTCTCGCCCTGTTTTGTATGCTGCTCTCCTTTTCTCTAATTGCCTGCCTTGTGACGGATGCGCAAATTCGGAACACAGGTCTCATTCGCGATGGAGATTTGTCCGTAGCTGCATGGGCGTGCATCGCCCTGATTGTAGGTTCAGCGCTGGCTTCAGCAATTACTTTCTATGCAATTCGAAAAGAACGTGGAGGAAAACATGGAGTGCATCAAGTGTAAAAAAGAAATTCCTGACGGCTCGGCGTTCTGCTGCTGGTGTGGGAAACAGCAGCAAGCGCATCGAAACCGGACACGCGGGAACGGGCAAGGAAACGCCTACCAGCGTGGGAAAACGTGGACTGCCAGGTGGACTGAAAAGACGTACCTCGACGAAAACGACAAGCTCCATCAAAAGATGAAGACAAAGGGAGGCTTTACGTCAAAGCGTGCCGCGCTCCAATATGCCGCCAACCCGCCGAAAGAAGAGCGGCGAAGCCCTACACTCAGAGCATACTACAAGACGTATCTGCGCGGAGATTACCTGTCCTTGTCGGCGAACCGGCAGGGGGCAGCGGAAAAAGCTTTCGAGCGCATGAAGGAGCTCGCCGACTGCGAAATTGACACGCTCACCATCTCACAGATACAGGATGTTGTCGACCGCAATGCCAGCACCTATTACACGCGGAAGGACATGAAAACAGTCCTTTCACACTGCTATAACCTCGCGATTGCTGAAAAACAGACCACTGTCAATCTCGCGGAATATATTAAGCTCCCGGAACTGGACGAAAAATCGCCGGAGCCGTTTACCGACGCCGACGTCAAAAAACTATGGGAAGCGTATGCAAAAGATCATTTTGTCGGTTTTATCCTCACGATGATCTATACAGGCATGATGCCGGGAG